TATCGGACTTATCTGGTTGTCCCGGTTTCTTTGGAATACGAGGATTATTCATTTCATTGAAAGGTGACTTTGATTTAGTTTCTTCGCCTTTTGCTCTTTTTTTCTTCCCGCACAATGAGCGCGTTGAGAAAATCCTTTTGGATTCGAGCAATCAATACTCTTTTTATATTTATTCGTCCAATCTTCTTGAAACTGTTTAAACGTTTTCATAATCCTATAATTGAATATGGATTTAAACCTCCAGATATTGCAACTGACGCAACTCCAGACGATAAAGTTATTGTTGCACCGCTAAAATCTATCGTAGTCGCTGTCCCAACAACAGATCCATTACTATTAATTGCAACAGATTTGTTGTCTACCCATGTTTGAACTCCTACAGTACTGCTTGATAAAACATAACCTTCTATAGATGGGTTTCTTAAATTTTTTTGACTTACTAGTTTAGGCATTTGCCGTCTCTAAAATACTTAGAATTAATTTTAAAGAATTATTTGATCCAGCAGATATAGTAATGGAATCACTAGTTTCCAATACTAACTTTCCATCTAGAGGAATAAATGCATCATTTACTGGAACGGTTCCACTTTTGATTAACTCAGTTGATGTAGAACTTCTTTTGTGAAACATAGTAACTGTTGCGTCACTTGCTCCAACGTTAGTTATGTGAGCGTAGAGTACAATTGAAGTATATCCTGTTGGTGCAGTATACGCTGTTTGGACAGTGGTAGTAACACCTACAGTTACAGTTTTGAAATTATTTAATGCTAGTTGTGCCATTTTAACTTAGTGCCAATATGAAGGGTGTCATTTGCGTGAATAAACTTCTAGTAAATGCTCTACCAGTAATTGTGCCATTATTTTGATCAATTACGATATCATTTCCTATTCTGAAATTACCTGCTTGATCTGTGCTTGTAAAGGTAACTTTACCACCATTTCTTTCAACAATTTCATTTTCTTGATTTGCAACTCCACCTCCAGCAGGTGTAGCTGAACTAATAGTGTTTCCAGATCCAACATATTCAAAAGTGTGTGAAGTTGCTGTAATTTTACTTACTTGGTAAAAATTAACAGTTGTTCCAACACCAACACTATTAATTAGATTTTCATCCAGAGTTAATGTTGTAATTCCAGCAGTGACTGGTGTTGAACTATTTATTGTATAGTATATTGGGGATAAAGTTGCTTCCGCCACTGCTGTTACTCCAGCATCTGGTGCTGAAATTGTAACCGATGGTGAAGTTAAGTATTGATTTCCACTAGTGATGATAGTTATAGATTCTACAGATCCTCCATTTAGAGTTGCAAAAGCAGTTGCTGTTGTTCCATTTGGTCCTGTTGGTGCTGATATTGAAACTGTGGGAGATGAAGTATATCCACTTCCACCATTTGTAACTGTAATGCTTTCTACTGAATAATAAAGATCGCCAAAATAAACAACTTGTCCTTCATAAGGTTTTGTGGATGTTGTAATAGCAACAGTTACCTGATCTTGTGCAGCAGACGCAGTAGATGTAACTATTCCCGAAAATTGTATATCACTTACTCCATCTGCAACTAATCCAAAAGTTCCAAAATCAGTATTACTATTTGTCAATGAGCATTGTCCACCTTTATATGCGGTAATTGCTTCATTGCAACATATTGTAAATACACTAACAAGTTGTGCATATCCATTATTAGTGATTGCAATTCCAACTCCACCTTGATTATATTGAGTATAAGCATCAACAACCATGGATTTCAATCCTTCAGCAAAATTACCATCAATTCTCATTCCAGTGCCAGTGGTTGTGTTGCTAGTGCAGTTCTGAACATATGGACTTTCCCAATCACCACCGCCTGCATTAGTCGCTATTCCTGTAGGAAATGCAACTGCCGATGATGGATATGTATGTCCAGTAAATGTCATATGAGTAAGATATGTTCCCTTATTCAAGTGAAAAATATCTTGAGTAGCATTACTTGGAATTACAGTTACTGTTTTTAAAGAATCTCCAACAATGGATACAAAAGGAGGGACTGTTATTGGATTATTCTCTATATAAGTTCCAGACAAAACTTTGATAGTTGTTCCAGATTGTGCAATACCAACTGCACCAGCAATTGTCAGTTTAGCATTATCAATTGAAGTTCCATTATTTGAATCATTTCCATCTTTTGCGACATAAATTACATTTGGTGCTGAGTTAATACCAGTTGCATTTCCACTTAATGTGATATTATCACCAAGTATAATAGTACTATTTGTAATAGTAACTATACCTGCAGTGATTCTGTTATTTTTTCCATCAATAGTAACAGATGATCTACCTACTGTTAAAATGCCAATAATTCTGGCATCACCATCGACATAAAGTGCTGTTTGTCCTATACCAATAGTAACAGTGCCAATTCCATTAGATGATCCTAATGTGGTAATTCCAACAACAGATAAATTTCTACCAATTTTTACATCTTCTCTTGCAGTAATAATTCCTAGAGAATCTACATTCGTCACATCATCATATGTGACAGTCCCAGCTACAGAAATATTGCCAATAAAGAAAGCGTCACCTTTAACATACAGTTTATAATCAGCATTAGCAGTAGTGCCAATACCTACATTTTTTGTGGTATGAATCCCTACAGAATCAACTTGCCAGGTTCCTCCTGCTCCAACAGAACCTCCACCACCTAAAGCAGTACTGGCGATTCCAACCCACTTTGAACGTGATTGATCATATATTAAAAGTTTTCCATCACCAGTTGTCGAATCAAATTCAACATCATCAAGATCTTTGATGAATCCTGCTCCACCACCACCGATGGAAGCCATTTGAACTTGAACTCTATTAATGAAAGTTCTATAGTGATTTGCTAAATCTTCAAAGGTAACAAAATTTTGATTCGTTGGTGTTAATGGATCTTTTGTTTTAGATGATGGTAAATCTGTTAATAGAGAATTTTCTTCTTTTAGAATCGTTTTCTCATTAAACTTCTCAAAAATTTCTTCAATGTGATTAATCTTTGAGGATAGTTTTTTATTTTGCTCTTCAATATAATCTATTTTTAATTTTTTTACTGTAGAATGTATATCCCATTTTAAATTCTCATAGAATTCATTTTGTTTCTTAATATGAGATTCATTTATTGCAATACTTAATTCAAGATCTTTGACTTTATTTTCTAATTCTATATTAGCATCTTTGATTGCTTGATCTATTAAATTATCTCTTTCAACTAGATACGAATCAAAATCTTTTAAACTAGATTCGAGAGAGTCTTGTACACTTGATAGTTTAGAATTAAAATTTTCTAGAGACTCTGAATTTGAGATTTCTCTACCTTTAAAATCTTTATATAAATTCTCATACTTTTTTGATATAGAAGTTATTTCATTTAGAGAAGATGAAATAACTGTTTCTAAATTGAGGATAACCTCATCAACTTTATCCGACTTATTTTTGAGTCCTTCTTCTAAGGTGCTGATATTATCACAAATAACTTTTACTTTTTTGGATAGTTCCTCTTCAATAGATTTTATTTCTTTTTCTGTTTTTAATTTAGACTCTACGAGAAAATTATTATATTTTGGTATTTCTCCAGATACAAACTCTTTGAGTGATTCGCTAATTTTTTGTAGTTTATTGTCTAAAGATCTATCAAATTCACCGACGCTTTCGACAATTTTTAATTCTAATTCGTTTATTTTTCTTTCTGTCTTTAATTCACTCTCTACAAAAAAGTTATTATATTTTGGTAACTCTTTATTTACTACATTTTTAACTGCTTTGGATATTTCTTTAATGTCTTCTTTTACTTGATATAAATTATTGTCATTAATACCCTCTAGATTTTGTTCTAGTTGCTTGAATTTATTTTTAACAACTAAATCAATATCGTTAATTTTTTCTTCTAAAGTGCTCTCAATATTTTCAAGTTTTATATCATTTCTTATTTCAGAATCTAACAAAAATCTTTTATACTTTGGAATTTCATCTTCCAAAAATTCGGATACAGCATTATTAAGAATAGAAAATTCTTCTCTAATTTTTAGAAGACTTTTTGAATTTAAAGTTTTTACATTCTTTTGAATATTTTGGATGTTTTCATCTACTGTCATTAAATGAAAAACAATTGCATTATCTAAATCTTTTTTAGTTAGAAAATTTTTAATTTCTTCCTGTAGAGATCCTACTTCTTCACTTAGAATAGAAATTTTACCTATATTGCTTTTAAATTCTTCAAAAGTCCCATTTAATTCCGACAAAGCGTTGATTTTATTCGCATTTGTTTTAAAATTATTAAAAGCCTCTGAAACTGTCTCAATATTTGCACTAGGGGTTTGATCGCCTTTTTTGTCTGGCGCATTATTATGCTTATTACTTTCATGAAAAAATTCTGACGGCTTCTTTAATGCCACTTATTGCAACTCCGTGTTTTCATCTATAAGTATATTTATTTTAAATTAAAATCACTGATTATTCAAATCTTGATTTTTTAATAGTTTTGCCAACTCTGCAGTAGAACCAACGAACAAAGCATTTGTTACATTTGTTGGAGACTTTCCACCTTTTTCTTCTTCAATATCTTTTAATTTTTTCTGCAAGTCCATAAGTTTGTCAGTCGCATCTGCAACATTTTTAATTAATTGTCCAGCTACTTCATAAGCTCTAGGCATTTCACTTTCTTGTGCCAGTTCAAGAATTCCGTTAATTGCTTCTTGTCCTTTTTCTATGAGTGAATAAAGATTTCCTCTAGTATATTCATAGTCTTTTTTTATGTCGTCATTAATTGGACTTGGATTTACTTTTTCTAATGAAGTGCTAACACTTTCAACTTCAGTTGAAACAATGTCTGATGAGACATTAAAGGTGTTGTTTAATTTGTCAAATTTCTTTGTCATTTTCATAGGGTATCACTGAACCCAAAATCGTCACCAATTCCGATTAAATTATTATCTGCAGAAACAATAAGTTTGACAACAGTTCCCGCAACGTGTGCTTGTTTTACTGTAGAATCTTGTCCCCTCTTAACTATCAAGTTATTACCAGATTTTGTATCAACATAAATTTCTTCATCATCAATTGTAATATAAGTATTTTCTGCAATTCCAGACGCATCATTAACTATGATTAAAGTAGAGTCAGTACCAATATCTTGAGATAAATTAGTTACAATATTGTTGGTATAACTTTGAATTGCCCTAGGTTCAACAGTATAAGTGAGTTCTCTTGTTGGAGTCTTTGTAACATCTCCTGCAATATATCCAATAGAAACTTTTTTGATAATATCTTTGGAAACGGAAGAAGAGGATACGAGTCCGAAAAGATAAGTTTTAGCGGTAAAGCGAATTGTGTAAATCAAAGATCTTCTTGTTGTAAAATCTCCTTCATAATCATCTTGCATAGAAATATTTTCAATTACAATTGGGATATCTCTCTTTTCTCCAATAGTTTCCACTAAATCTACCGTTAGATTATAAGAGGGTTGGAAATATGGTAAAATTTGCTCAACTATTTGAAGCATGTCATCATTTAATTTTGTATAAATTGATAACTCAAATGCCATGTTATATGGAACTGGCATATATGCCTTCCTTACATCAGTCCCAACTCCAGCAACGGATGTTATGAATGTTTGAGTAGTTGTAACTTTTCTAGATCCATCGTAGTTTAATCCAACAAATTCAAATGACATTCTTGGTAATGTTATTTGAACGGGTTTGTTTAGATTTGGTGACTGCTCAAGTCTTGCCAAAAACTTCTGAGTAGGTCCATATGCAAGAGGAACTTTAACCGTGCTAACGACACTGCCTGAAGAGTCTTTATGTTTTATCTGAATATCGTTAAAAAGACTTCCAAATGAAATTAAAGTTCTTCTTAGTATCTCGTGATAGAAATATTCAAACATATTAACACCTATTAATTTTTCAATTTAAATCTATTGATATATTTATGCTAAGGATTTCCGAAGGGATTTAATTCAGTAAAATCAAGAATTTCATCTGCCTCCATCTCTATCTCTGAATTTTCTGGATAAGCATTAATTGTATTAAATGTGTCGGAAGACTTAACTTGGTAATTTGCAGCACTTTCTGATCCTGTTATTGTTTCTCCTACAATAAAATTTCCAACTTTATTTGATATTGTAAGAGTGCCTGTTATAAAATTCCAAGATTTAACTATTGCCGTTGCTCCACTAGATCCTCCAGTAATGATTTCCGTGTCTATGAAGTTTCCAGATCCTGTCATGTAAGGAGATCCTATTGTTATGGTGGGTGGTAAAGTATATCCAGCTCCAGCGTTTGTAATTCTGATTGCACTAATAGTTCCCGCAGAACTTACCACAGCAACTGCAATCGCAGTGGTTCCAATTCCAGGAGAACTAAATGTAACAGATGGAGAAGTCGTATAACCAGATCCTCCACTTGTAATAGTAACTATTCCAACAGATTGGTTAGATATCCTAGTTGTTGCGGCAGCGCCAGATCCACCACCACCAATAAATACGATTCCTGGATTCACCGTATAACCAAATCCAGGATTGATAATTTGAACACCCTGAACTTTTGATGATGTGGTTCCATCACAATCAATTAGTCCTGAAATTAACGTTGCTATTCCTACTGCAGTTCCTCCTGAAGACGGTGAAGATGAAATTGCAACGGTTGGTGCTGATACGTATTTTTCTCCTCGGTTTGTCACAATAATAGAAACAACAGCACCATTAACAATAGATGTTATGGCAGATGCTGTAGTCCCTGCTGAAACTAAAGTTAGAGTTTCTAAATTAACTTCTGTAGTAACACTGTCATCTATTTCGGAAATACTAGTATCAATAATTTCATCTTCGTATCTAAACAATTCACACGTCAAAGTATAAACGTAAGTTTTTTGAAGTTGATAAAATGGCTTCTCATGCTCTACAAATTTAACTTCAAATAACCTATCTCCTAAAGGAAAATAGATCAAATCTCCCTCTTTAGGTCTTGTGGACAATTCAATATTTTGTAAGTTTTGAATAAGTGGTGTAATGTAAAGTTCGAATCTTTCTTTGGAAATGGTAACAGTTAGTTCATTTAATGCTTGAATTCCAAACTTAGAAAGTATTACTGGATTTGCAGAATATCCTTCATAATTTTCTACATATGCCTCTATCGGATAAGCATCATCAAACTTAGATTGAATTACTTCTTTTATAATGGTATTTTTAGTTAGATATTTTCTTGGAATATAATATACCTCAACCCCATACATTCTCAATTGTTCATTTATTAAATCCTGAACAAGACTCTGTTCTGATTGAGATCCTTGTAGAAAAAACGGATTTAACATTATCCTATCATATCCAGAGGTGGAAGTTCATAAGTGCTTGACATTTTTTCCATTAAAATGTCAATTTCTCTTTGAGCATCATCATATATTTGTCTTCCATTAAGTTCTACTCCACCGGGAAGTTTTACTCCTTGGAATTTAATTAAATTCTGTCCCCACTGTCTTTTAATTAGAGCAGTTAAATATGGTTTTAAGAAGGAATCATTCCAAACTCTATAGTAATCGCTTGGATCTAAAGTTGAATAGCAATCAATAATTAAATATTGTCCTACATTAACAGATCCCCAATCAATATCCAGATATAGTCTATCTTGCCTTTTATTAAATCTTATTTGTTTCTGTGTGTTCAATAAGAAATCGAGATCTTCCAAATAAGTCTTAACCATTGCATAACTTAGAAGTTCAGTTGTTCCCAAATGGTAAATATCGTTTAAAAATAATTGATATTTAACACTAAACATGTTATGGGTAATTGTGTTAGAACCATCAAATGTGAATATTTTATTCACTCCAATAATATTAGGAGGAACTTGCAAATAATTACTATTTTCCTGATAGTTAAAGGTTGTCGCTGTTCCGACAATATTCGTTGTTACAGATGTTGTTACTACACCAACAGGAGAGGTGTTTCCGCTAGGTGCTTTACCTCTGTTTATATCATCTTGGGTAATTTGATACTTATAAAAAGTAGGATAAACTCCATCAAAATGTCGTTCTTGGAAAAACTGAACAGCGTCATCAACTAAATCTTCTATTTGCTCATCGGCAACGTTAATTTCTAAAACTGGCGCTCCCAGTTTTCTTTTGCAATAATTAATTAGATCTTGTCTACTAGATGGTTGCGCCATTTATCTAATACCTCTAGAAATATTTAGGGTGCAGATGAAACCCCTGGTTTTACTAATATATTTCCTTCAACCAATCTATAAACAGTTGATCCAGAACTAACAAGAACATCATATACATATCTACCTTCCTCTAAGGATCTTGTTGAAGTTGATCCTAATGATATTTTTATTTTGCCCCCAACTGCACTAGTAAATCCAACCGCAAAAGTAGCATCTGAATATGCAGTTGATCCAATAGAAACACTTTTTGTCATCTGAGATGATCCAGTCCAACCTTGAAAATTTAAGGCGGTTCCATTTGGATTTTTAACAGTAAATGTGTTACTAAAAGTTGCTCCACCATTAATTGTTAAATTAACGGCAAATGGAGTTCCTGAATCCACATCAAAGGTTATTGTTTTATTTGCCATCTAGAACTCCTAATTTTAAAATAACTTCTTGTTGTTTTAAATAAAGTTTATAATATGACTTTGCAATATTTTTTAAAGAATCGAGATCTTCAATACTATCTATCTCTGAAGCGATTTTAAAATATTCAAAACTTTTACTTAGATTTTCAAGTTCAATATCATTTGGATTCATTTATCAGTCCTCTCAATAAATTTTTAATCTCTGCCAGATCATCTTTCATGTTAGCAAGATCTGTCTCAAGATTTTGTATCTTTTGATTCTCTTCATTTTTCATATTCTTCCGAGAAAGATACTCTTGATATTCGGACATGTTTCTGTTGATAATTGAATTTGTTTTTGGATCTCTATAAAGATGAGAATGTCCCTTTACTTTTAAATAGTCCATTTAAGCAAGAGATATCACTCGAAGATCTTTCATTCTTGGAACATATGCTTGATTTGTTGATGTCATGATAATTTTAATTCTATATGATTTAAATGATGGCAATTCATCAGTAGTAAAAGCATACTCTTTATAATCAAGGTTTCCTGATAGGAATCCTAAAGAAGTTGATGGTGAAGTATATGTATCTGAAAGTCCATCGCTATCTTCAATATTAATAATTTGTCCCTTCTCATCTAAGTTATTATATCCTGGGAAAGGAACGTATATTGGGATAAAGTTTTCTGTTTCACTGATAGCATAGAAAGCTCTAATGTTGGAATATGAATTTACATATGCATTTACTAAGATTTTTATTGAAGTTGCTGGATTTTCTAGTCTTATTTCTTTTGAAAGATACTGGAAAGCAGTTGGATCTTCTATAATGCTGTTAACTCTATTATCAGTTGCATAGTTTGTAATTACACTATTAACTCTATTTGAAGTTAAGATGGTATTAATTCTTTGAGTGTCAATAACTGGAGATACTCTAGGATCAACAGAATCTAAATTAATCTTCAGACACATTGATTTATTACCTGGAAGAACTCCAAGTTTGTTTGTTTCATTCACTTTTGAACAAATTATTCTTGATGATGTTAAATAATTTGTTTTATTCAGAGAGACTGGTTCGAATCCAGTATCAACAAATGGAACTTCATTTCCACTTATGCTGGATCCAGTAACAGTTCTAACCTCTGCTCCAATTGAAGTTCCTTGAACGGTTAAGTTTTGAACAACTGGAGTAATAATCTCAAATGGAATGTTTTGGGTTGCTTTAATGTTATATCCACCAGTAGACTTAGTAGATCCCATATAAAGTTTTGGATAACTTAATCCATCAGATCTACCAACTCCACTTGATCCCATATCAAGTTTAACATTATAAGAATCAAATGTTATTGGATTAGAAACAGTGACATTATTCAGATTATGTGTTTTATTAATTCTTCTTAGTGATACTCCACCTAATTCATACTTATAAACTGGTGTTCCTGCTGAATAGTTTTTAGAAAGAGTTCCATCAACACCTCTAGTAATTGTTCCACCAACTGTTGAGGATGAAACAGAACTGTAAGAAATAACTTCATCTCCTATTAAAATATATCCTAGGTTAGTTGTTCCAACTCCAACATTTTCAAAAGTTCCTAAACTAGAAACACTATCTAAAGAAATTGGTGACGTAGATGAAGAATCATATGCAACGGTGAGTTTTGTTGGGATTACATCAGATTGAACATTTGAGATTGCAACAAAGTTGTTGTTAAAATACATTCCATGATTTTTATGATTTACAACAATATGAAGTCCATCATTAACAACATTAATTCCAGAAATTTGAACATTCCCTCCAGAGGAATTATTCAATGTTGTTGTTAATCCAACATTATTGATGTATTGTACGGTATTACCTACACCAGAAATAACAAAGTCGCCTTGAACATTTTCTAAAATTAGTTCGCTTGTATTAGCGATTGAAACGATAGATAATCTTGCGTTTGCCCCTAAAGAATTTGCTCCTATTGTTCCGATTCCGAGAACATCACCAATCACATAACCAGTTCCAGATTCTGAAATAGTAGCTGCAATAGCAACGCCATTTTGAATGGTGATGTTTGCTTTTGCATTTTGTCCACTTCCAGTTATGTTAGTGAGTGGAACACCGTCAAATGTATATGAACCAGAAGATGGAGTGTATCCAATACCCGCATTAATGACATTAAGAGTTCCTGTTGCAATTCCCGCATTGCCTACATATTTTCCAGTTGCATTAGTTCCTTGCTGTAAAACAATATTGCCTAGAGTTAACCCAGAATCTTGTAACGTAGATCCAAGTCCAACTCTAATCTTTCTAGACGTAAGATTAATTGAGTCTGGCATTAGAGTAGCAATTTCATTATTGCCCTCGGAAAGTTCTGGACTATAGAAGTTTACAGAACCATTGGAAACAAAACTTGCACTATAAAGAGTGAATTTGAGATCTTCCCATTGACTTGGTTCCCAAGTTGAGGCATTTTGTGACTTAAATAGAGATCCTAAGTATGGTTGATTGGAAATGAATGTTTGTGTAATTAAATCTGTTTCACCAATTCTAGAAACATAAACACTGTATTTTGTCGATAGTGATGCTAAACAAATGCAATATTCAGTTCCACCTCCAGATAAGTATACTGGTGATTTAAATGTAAAGGTTGTTGCAACAGATCCATCCGCAGATACATTAACTTGTGATGGATCTAAAATAACTTCAGAGAAAGGAATTATCTTTTGTGTTGGGGATCCTCCCTGCATTGTTCTTAATTGGAAAGTTACGGGAATATCTAAATCATCTTTTGACTTGAAGAAAACATCACATTTAGTTAAGAATATTCCAGTTTCTTCTTCAACCAAGAAAGATTGTGCAAGAGGATCATACCAGGTTCTGGTATTTGTTACTCTAGATGAAGATGATATTGCTTGAGTTGAAATTACTTGTGTGCCTGTAGTTCTTGCAACAGCTCTTTCTTCAAACTCTTGTTTGTTTTGAATTCTTGCATTTCTTACAGAAACAATGTTTTCCTGAACGGTTTCAATAGTTCCACTAGAAATAAATCCTTCTTCAGCAATCGTTGTTGCATTATTCTGATCATTGATGTTGTTGTTGAGCAGAGTAAAGACTTTATTTCCAGTTTGGAATTGTGGATTATTAACTTGATTTGAGTTTGGAATATAGAAACTTCCAATCAGAGTAGCAGAAATATCAGAAATTAATCTTACATTAGTAATAGTTGCTTGAGCACCACTAGTTTGTCCAACCAAAATCATGTTTGGCTCTATCCAACCAGAAAAAGTTCCCTCTGGTTGATTAGAAAGTGAAAATGTATCAACGTTTAATACAGTTGAAGTTGAAGAATATGTTGAAGATAAAGTTTGTGAATCATAGGGATTATTCAAAAATACTGTAGATGGTGAATTGTATTGTCCTTCTTTATGATTTAATTGTGCTACCCTGAAAGTAATCTTTGAATCCGTTGTTTGTGGATTTATTGGAGACAATCCTGTAGGTCTCAATGTTCCAACAATAGTTTCACCCACCTGGAAAACTCCAGATAGCATATTAATTTCTAAAAGTTTTGGAACACAATATTTTGTTACATTTATACCATCAAAGAAAGCATAAAGTTGAGTTAGAGGTTTAACTTTTTTCGCAACAAATTGAATATTGCGCGATCTCATGAAAGAAACTAGATTTCTACTAATGACACGATCACCAACGGATGTATTATCAAATTGTTCAGTAACAATTGTTCTTGTTCCAGTTCTTGATTCGACTCCAGTGTCTCTTACTTCTCTTAAAGTATCTCTAAAAGTAGTAGTTGTTGTTATTGTATCGACTCTTCCATTAGTTCTGCCACCATCTCTAGTAGTTAGATCGATATTTTCCTCACTTGTTTCTGTCCTTTCTCTCGTAGAACTAATTACATCAGATCCAGTCCAAGTTGTCTCCCAAGAATTCCATATAACAGGAGAGAATCCAGTTTGTGGATCAATATTTAGAGTTCTCGTAGCTAATTCAAGAGTTTCTGCATAATTTCCTTCGGTATTAATAATTTTTGCTTCAACTCTTACAGTATCTACCCAAGTATCTGATGCTGGAGTTAATTCCACAGAACCTTGCCAGAAACTAACCAAGAAAGGAGTTACGCTTTCTGATCTAGTAGCAAAAGTTTGCTTTAACCATTCATTTTCTGAATAATTTAAAGTAATAACATCTCCAGTCTTTTTGATGTTTATACCTTCTGGAGTTGCAAATGCTAAATCTCTGTTAGGATCAACATTTTCAACTGGACCTGCAATCAAGTCAATGGAATCTGTATAATGTTGAGGTCTTAGCTCTTTATTTTTGATATCAATACTATTTTTGAATTCGACACTATCCTCTTGAGCTAAAAGTGAAGTGAAATTATCTACAAAGAATCCAGACTTGAATCTGTTTAGTCCAGATGAATCTGGAATGAATAAATTTGTTGTATTAATTTCGAGAAGAGATAGTGCAGTATAATATTCTAAGTTTCTAATTCTATTTTCAAGTTGTTTAATATCAACCATTCTGTATCTCTTATGTTCTAAGAAAGTTAGAGACGCTTGAGATACCTCATAGAGGTATGGAGGTAAGGCAATTGATGCTATTTCTAATGAATCGTCTACTGAAACTGGCGCATCTGGTTTTTCTGCAGGAGTTCCATATTTTACTTGAAATTTTCCATCTTTAGTTACATATACTCTGTCAATTCTTCCAAGATAAAATGAGAAGTTAGTAACAATAGATTCATTGGAAGCCAAAATATTGGCAGCAGAATTTCCAGATGAATTAAAAGTTCTGCCATGAAATTCTAATGGCGATGGTGAATTTTCTAATACAAAATAATTAGATACTCTAGGTCTAATATCAATAATATCTGTATTTCTTGTAAAGTTTACTGTTTGTATTTCAGATGAATAGTCAAAAGAATCGTATGACTCTACAGTCGTGATATCACCATCATCTGATGATTGATAATATCCATTCGAAAAATAAACTTTAATCTTTCTACTTGCCTCTTTAGACTTAGGTTTTCTATTAATCTTTCCATAATTGTAGAAAGAAACATTTTGTCCATTTTCATAAGTAAAATTAAATGATACATTAAAACTTGGAGTATCTAAAGTAGTAACGATTGCTTGAACTTGAGATTCCTCAAAGACTACAATTTCGCCTTCTTTAAAATTAGTATTATTTTTTAGTATAAAGGAAATTTTTGAATCTGTGAGTCTTTCTGCACAGATGGCACTTGCGCCTGTTGTTTGTCCTGTAAAAACTTCTCCGATCACAAGATCTGATGTTTTTCCTGTGGATCCAGTTATTGAAGTTAAAATAACTGTTGGAGCTGAAGGATCAGTAGTATTGGCTGATTCATATATGCCATGAATCTGAATAATATCAGGAACATTTAAAGATATATTTTCATCTTGAACTCTTGTTCCATATGGATAATTTCCATATGTTAATCCATCGTTCAGTGTTGTTGATCCAGTTCCAGAAGATTCATATTTAGACTTATTAATAACAATACTATTAACTCTATTTTTAATTTTAATCTTTGCTTTTGGTTTAATTTTTTTTAGTGTTGCAACTAATTTTGCTCCCGTGTCATTAGCACCTAGATTATAAATCTGAAGTTGTGTAGATCCATTAGTTAATGAAAATTTATCTGAGGTTAAAACTTCTGTGTTTCCATCAGATCTAATTAACAAATATCTTTCGGGATCAAATGGCAAGAACGTCTCATTATTATCAGAAAGAACTGTTGTTGAGAGTTGATTATTTGTTATATTTACGGTGTATGATTTTCTAATTGATAATGATGCATCTGTTAAATCAACAGATGATATATTTTGTTTTGGAAGTTGTGTATAGAAAGAATTATTAGTAGAGTTTTCTAACTGACTACTAATTAATTTTAAATCAGTTACTTGAAGAGTGGAAGATGGCAAACCGCCTTGACATACTCCATTAACTGTTGCTACCCCAGCAATTGTAACCTGTGTTGTGCCAACACTTACAACAGAAACAAAAACTGGTTCAGAGGAAGTTTGATTACTAAATTTAAGTATATTACCTGATTTTAACTTTCCTGGGAAAAGAGGATTTGTGCTAGTAACTGTGCTAATTCCAATAGCATTGAAGGCGCTAATTGTGGCGATTCCAATATTAAATGACTCCGTTTGTAAAATATCAGCAGAAAAAGTAGAACCAGATCCAACAATACCAAATATTGATTTTACGTCAGAAATTCCATGAGAAGTAACTGCTATTGCAATTCTTGTATTTTCAATACCATCAATAATAAAGGGTTCATTTTTAGAAAAATCTCCAGTTTTTTCATAAACTGTTAGAGCAGTTCCAGCTGAAACAGGACTCTTTAAAAATGCAGTGGCGCCACTGTGCTTTCCTTTAATGAAAGTTGGAATTTGTAATGTAATAGGTTCATTTAGTGTTATTTCAGTCGTAGTTTGGATATCATAGAGAGAAATATTCCACTCATTCAAATTAGAATTACCTGAGTTATATGATCCAGAATCAAGTCTAAAATCATACACTCTAGCTACACCAATTTCTTTTCCTGATGCTACTGTTGATGCAACTCCAACTCTAGAATTCCTTAAACTTAAAATATAAGTGTTTCCTATTCCAATTGTCGGAGATCCGAATACTCTGTTTAATTTAAAAGTGGATCCTGTTTGATAATTAATAGATTGATTTGTTAAAGTCTTTGTTGTTCTTGGTTTTGGAACGTCTAAGAAACTGGGACTGATTGTTTCTACCTCATAACCCCTCACAAAAGCTTTACCTGGAGAGATTTGATATAGAGCAAGATCATCAGATGGAACAGATCCACCATAAGTTAATTGATTCGCATTAAAGACACCTTTATTACCTAAATTATCATTTAATGATTCCTTCACGTTAATATCAAATGGTGTAATATAGTAATCTCCAGATTCAGAATATGTTCTTCTGGCAAGTTCATCCTCTAAAATACTATAGTCAGTTGTTTTAACTTTTGATCTTAAAACACCATTTGATATTGTCGCTAATTCGATAAAATTATTATCATCAAAATCATCTAAACCCTTTTTAAATAATGATGTTGTAATTTTTAATCTATCCGCCCCAGGAGCGGCATAATTATTAAATCCTCTCGAATTGTCATTCAGAAATGGGTCGATATCAGAATTTATAATTTTCTCAGTTATTAAAAGTCCAACTCTATAACTTGGTTTATTATCGTATTGATCTAAAAGAATTGTTTCGTCATTAACGTTTAAAAACTGTCCTTTTGCAAAATAAACGCCATTGGATATCGAAAATGCAGATCCAATAGATGTTGCATTAGTAGCAATTGTAGACGCAAATGCCTCTCCAGAAGCAATGATTGTATTTGCTGTTGATATTGTTACATTAGAAGTTAAGAGTTCTCCGTCAGAAAATTGCAATGTTGCATTATCTTGAGAATTAGATGCAAGGTAACTTATGTAAAGAGTAGTGTTTCCTCTTTCAGATTCATTTGATAAGATAATTTTATCTACAACTGCGGTTACTCCAGAAGATAATCCTGTAATCTTTGCCCCAAGAATTTGATTAACGTAATCTGATAAAGGAACACCTAAATAAGCGTTCTCTAATTCCACTGCATAGTAAGTCGCACTATAAGCAGTGTTACCTGGAATTACCTTTGCTCCCTCTTTAAAAAAGTGCTGTCCAAACCTTTCAATTTGATTTTGTAGAATTGATTGTAAGGTTGTTAGTTCTCTTGCTTGAACTGGATAACCAGGTTTAAATAAAACTTTGTAATAGTCATTATTTGCATCAAAGTCATCAAAATATGGAGCTACATTTAAGTTTGTTTCTTGGGACATAATTCTTTAGAACTGCAAAATGACTTTAATATCTTCTTTTTGACTTGTTGATCTTGTTATTGAAGGTCTATTATCTACATAGATGATATTTCCAGAGTATTTTTTAACTTCTGGTTGAGCAACTCCACTTGAAAATGATTGACCAAAATAATATGTCCTACTATTTATTACAGTTGAGACACCTGTAAAGGATGTTTGAATGGCAAGAGTCACTGATCCGCCAAGTATATTCAAGGATCCATTATTTGGATTTGCAGTAAAACGATTTAATTGAAATCCATAAGTTGGACTTGTATTTTGAGTTCCGTTTGTATTAAAACCTGCATTGCTTCTGTCTTGCCAATATTTTAATACACCTGTTGTTTGATCATAAGAGATTACACGTCCAACAGCAGTGGATCCTACCCCAATCGTTTGTGTAACAAATGAATCTGGTGTAAAGGTTGCAGAACTGTACCCAACTCCAGTTAACTTTAATGCGTAAACTGCACTTGCTTTATCTAAAGTTAAATTTGAAGAAGAATCATAAGATTGTGGATTTTGAACAATACCAATTCTTGCAATTTGATTGCCAGTTATAAAATCTGGGTTTTCCGAATCATTTTCAATTCTAGAGTAAAGTAACGCATTTCTAGCACCTAGTTCTCTATAAATGTCAGCGCCATGTCCTCCCTGAGGTGGTATAATTACATTAAATATTGGGTTTGTAGATCCAGTTGGAACATTTCCAGAGGCAAGATCTAATGTTCCAAATGTATATCCAGATCCACCAGTTGATACGGTTACTGATTCAACTTTTGAATTAGAATTAATTACAACAGTTGCTTCTGCACCAGTTCCGTCTCCTTTGATGGGGACTCTAGTATAAGTTCTATTCGCTGTTCCTAATCCAACTCCTCTGTTTATAATTGTTACAATTTTAAGTTGTCCGCTAGTTGAAGCATTGTTTCTTACAGCAGCATTGATAGTGCTTGTACTCCAGTTAGCGGTAACTGGCATGAAATTGGTTGAATCAAATTTGATAATATCACTTGGACTAATGGTATAAAGATATTTCCAAACATATCCGTCACCACTTGTTCCAGCTTCTCTTGGTTCTAAATCAGTAAAAGTTGGTTCATCTAATGATGCTCTACCAGATGGATTTTCTGGATTTGTTCCATTTTGCAAACAAATATAAACTCTGTAATCTGAGTTTACTATATAATAGTTTGCATCATAAAGGTTTGTAGCATTTGATGGTTTAGATGGATTTTCCGCTTTAATATCATGACGATACATATCATAAGTAACGCCAGATTGCCAAGTTACTTTTCTTACAACTTGCTTTACGTCACTTGAATTTATTTTTTTGAGAGCAATCATTGTGTCCCAATAATTGTTTTCCTCATCAAAATTATCTCTTGGATTAGGTGGAGACGTATCCCAAGTAGAACTAACTTGAGTTGCATTTGGTAATCCAACAAATGCATAATAAGAGTTACTAGTAGATGCTATACTAGCGACAAATTCCTTTGCATTTAGTATACGAAGCTGATCAGTTATAATTGAAGCCATTTGACGGTATTTTTTTTAGTTATTTATTAAGCATCTTAGATGGTATTTAAGTTCATAAGACAATATTGAGGTGCTCTCAGCAAGAATATTCTTATTATGAGTGATAAGTAATTTTGAGCACGTCTCACTTGTTATAAACACCTCTTGGAAATACCTGTCCCTGAGAGGGTCTCCTGCCCGTCAACCAACCTGGTCGAGTTTCTGTTACAGTGGAACTAAAATCTAGATTAGTAGTAACTATAATATTTGGAATACTAATCGATAAATTTGAAACGGTAATTGTCCCAACCATACTACCATGATACTGACAAATATAATAATAAGTACCAGTAGTTGTTGGGGTCCAGGTAATTGTTCCTGATTGCGTTCCATTATTTGTAATATATTCAGTTACGGCACTACCTGTTCCCGTAACTGCAGCGGTCTTAATCCAAAAAGGATGCCCAGAAGCACTAATCGACAACACTAATTTATCACCCTTAAGAACTGTAAAACTAGGATTTGA